AGCCCCGCATGTCATAGTCAGTGACCGGCGCGCTGGCGTCGAACGGCACCCTGTTCTGCGCCAACCAATCACGAAACGACGCCTCGTCCTGCCCACCCAGCGGGGTATTGTAATTGTGCTCGCCCGGCCTCACCCACTCTTGATTACGACCGAGCTGCGCCATCAGCAACTCAAGCGCGTTCACGGCGTCGCCGCTCCGGTGCGGATCTGAAGCGGCGCGCCGCCCCAGCGGGCTTTGCGGTCGGCCGTCTCAATCCCGGCAAATGCGAGTTCGCGCCGTTGGCCCCACATCAGGGCGCGCTCATCATGGCCGATAAACAGGCTGGCTTCGCCGAGCGCGCCAAAGAGGTAAGCGTCGGGATTTTGAATCAACAGCCAGTTGGAGGTGTTCGTGTCCGATAGAGGAGGGACACCCCGCTGGTAGAGCAGGTGCACGAGCGCGGTATCCGCAGTGGGCGAAGGCGCCAGCAATAGCTGCGCGCCTTCGCCGACGCCGCAGCCTCCGTCACCGCCGCCGACGATCGTGTAATAGCGCGGTACTCCGGTCTGCTCCCAGACGCCGGCATTGCCGGGCGCGAGAAACTCCAAGACCGGGCCGCCGTCGAGCCACGCCTTGCGCAGCTCTTGAAAATCGTCGGGCAGCGAAACCGGGCCGGCGCCGACATAGATCGTGTCCTCTTTCTCCGCGCCCATGACGCGCAGCCGCCGGTTCGCCTCGATTTCGAATAACCGAATCATGTCGGGGACGCTCGGCTGTAGCAACGAGTCGCCGGGCCGCGCCAGCCACAGCAACACGGCGTCCTGAAGCTCGGCGTATGTGCTAAACGGCATCGCGACTCACAAAATGAAGTGACCGACGCGGAGATATCGCCACTCGGGATCGTTGAGCAGGCGGCGGATCGCCGGCCAATGCTCCCGCCTTCCGACCATGACGCCGTAATCCTGTAGCCATTTGTAGGCGACCGTTACCGGGATCTGCGCCGCGAGTCGCATCGTGTGCGCCTCATCGACCCAACCGTCCCAGGAGTTCGCCAATTCCTTGTTGCGGTCGATGACGGGCTGCACGTCACAGGTCGTTTTGACGACCAGACGGTTTTCAGCGTCATCCCACTCGATCGTCTCGATCGCCCCTGAATAGGGATCGACATCGACAACTTCGCGCATGCCAAATATCCGCAAGAAAAAGGCGGCGCCAGGGAGGAGGCGCCGCCGCAATCGCAAACCCGTGGATGGGGGGCTATGAGAGGTCTGCGATCAGTCCGTTTGCTGCCTCGTTTTTAGATACGAGGGTCCACTCTCCGATCAGTAAACGCTTCTCGGCGTCGCCTGTGGTCGCGAGCGGCATCTGTTTAATTGGCCGCAGCCAATCAACAGACCAGTAATCGTAATTCAACAGCAAGGCGTCGCGTGAACGCATCCAGCGGTTGGTCACGACGGTTACTGTGAAAAAGTCGCCGACGTAGACATCGAAAGTGCTGATAACTTTCTTGGTCGAGACATCGACCTGCTTCTGGGCGCCGCCGGTGAACGCACTGACGACCGGCTTTTGGGCCGGCGGCACCATCAGAACATCCAGATCCTCGCCGCTATTTGTGTATACCGACCCCATCACCGTCTTGAGCATTGCTTCGGTAAAGGGCCGCGCCGTCCCGTCAACTCTGGCATTGCTGCCGTCACCCGCCGGGTTGGTCCCGACGTGACTGACGTTTGTCTTCAGCCAGGCCAATACACTGGCCGCCTTCGGCGCCGTCGCAACGGCACCGACCGCAGCTGCCTGATTTGACAAAATTATGCTTTCGATATCGATCTTCAATTCGCGCGAGCGCTTGTACATCTGGCGCGCCAGCTCAGAGCGCCGGCCCGCCTTGTTAACGGCTTCGACGGTGCCTGAAATGATGCACTCTTTCCGGCTGATCTGCGTCCGGTTGCCAAGCCGGGTCGTCACGCTCGCTGGCGTGAACGATGCGATATCATCACCCTGAAATTGCGCGTTAGACAAGTTAGGCGGTGCCAACGCATCAACTTGCCATTCATGAAGGACCGCGTCCGCTGAGCCGCGACCTACATTCGACATAAAAGGCGTGCTTTCTGGACTAATCATGTAGATCTCGTTGCTGAGATCTTCACGCAAGCCCTGCAAGCCAGGAGCGCCTGCAAACGTCGTTGCAGTACCTGTAAGAATAGCCATGACGATTACTTTCCGGAGGAGGGTTGAGAACTAGACGCGGTCCATCAACATGCGGATCGCGTCCTCTTCCCTGCCGGTGCGCCGGTAGCGTTCCATGTTTTGCTGGTGACGCTTTTCTGCCGACGTGTCAGACCGGCCGCGCGATGCGGTCGGAGGCTGAACTGTCGGAGCTGGCGTCGTCCGCTTGGCCTCGGCGGCGACGCGCGCCGCGGCGGCCCGATCGGCCCGCATCGCCCGCTCCACCACAACAAGGACTCGATGGTCGATGACCTGAGCGATTTCCTCGTTGCTGAAGCCCTGGGCTTGCAGCCAATTGCGCATGTCGGCCGCAAGCTTTGGCGCCTTTTCGGCATCGCCGAAATCGGGCAGAGCCTCGACCAGTCGTTGGTGCTGTTCGGCGCGAACGGCAGCGTATTGCTGAGCCGACGCCTGCTGCTGGGCGTACTGGACCGACTGAAGTTCCTGCTGAATCGCGCCCAGCCGACCGCGCAGCGCATCGCGCTCCGCAGTCATCCGGACATATCCAGAAGGGTCTTCGATCGCGAGACGCTGCCAGTCTACATTCGCAAACCGCTCCGCTTCGGGCGAGGCTATGCGAAGTAACTGTTGCAGGTTTTGCTCGTATACCTGTCTTTCCTGCTGAATTCCCGAGTAGTGGGACTCGAAAGCCCGTCGTTGCTCGGCGATTTCAGTTGTCCGTTGCTGAACGATCCGGTCGCGTTCACTCTCCCGACGCGCAATTACTTGCTGTGCCTCGGGCGGAAGGTTCGCGAATACGGCTCGATCGGCGGCGGACCAGCTATTTGGTGGCTTGATGGACGAAGAAGCGGACTCCTCGCCGCTCTCCGGTTCGGCCTCCTCGTAGGCCTCGTCGTCACTGGGGGACGGCTCGTCATCAGCCGGTCCAGTGTCACCAGGCGGCTCGTCGCCGCCGGGATCGTCGTGCGCCTCAGGTTCGGGTTGCGGCTCAGCCGCAGGCTGACGCCGCCGTCGCGGCGCCTCTTCCTCGGCGATCAGCCCTTCGAACCGGGCAACAATGTCAGCTTCGCTGCCTGATGCAGGCGCAGCGGTATCGGCGCTGACGCCCGCCTGGGCGCCGCGTTCGTCACTCATAGGGACTGCCTTCTGAAGGTTAGTTTCGGTTGATCCGGCTGGCGCCGATCATCTTCCGCAGCTCGCCGCGGAATTCCTCGACCGCCCACCACATGCGGTAGGCGGCCTCCCGGCCGCGCGTGTCTCCGGTCTGCGTCTGCCGCCAGCGAGCAGTCAGATCCGTCTGAATCCGCTCTAGCGCCAGGCGCAAGACCGGGTCTTCCAACAACCGGCGAGCATGCTCGGCCAGTTGCTGGCGATCAGTCGGCGCCGGCTCTTTAATTTCAGGCCAAGGCTCAGAGACGAAATCGGCACGAAAGTGCCGCGCGAGGCGGCCCCAGACCGAGAGCGTCAAGCACTAGCCCCGTTCGCCGACGCCCTGTAGAAGCCAGCCGCAGCTTTCAGCTCGACTTCCTTCTCCATGACCGCCGCTTTGGCGGCCATTTCGCGCATCTGCATTTCGCGCTCGTGCTCGGCCTTTTGAGCCTCCAGCATCATTTTGTGCGCCGCCTCATCCCGCTCCATTTGCATCTCGTGATCGAGCCGGCGCTGTTGCAGATCGGCGTCGAGCTGCGCCTTTTGCTGGGCCAATTGCGCATCAAGCTGGGCCTTTGATTGGGACTGCGCCTGCTGCGCCTGCGCCTTCAATGCCATTGCCTGGACGGTTGCTTGCGCCTTGACTTTTGTCGCCTCAACAACCGCCTGCGCAGTCTGCATCTGCGGGTCCGGTTTTGGCGGCTGCGGCGGGCCGACCACTTTCGGATCGGGCGGCACAGTGGGATCTTGAAAAAACGGCATCACGAAACCGGCCGC